TTCTGCAAATGAATCTAAATTAGAGAAATTTTTAGAAAATAATACTAACAAAGAATTACCAGAACAAGATAATACTAGTATAAAACGTTCTCCTATAAAAGGTATTAATTATAATGATGAATCAGCAGTTGTAGGTAATAATGAAAATTTAGGATTACGTGGTTTATTTGGTAATAATAATAATAATAATAATTTAACAAAATCAACAGAAAACGCATTTCCAAGTTTAACAAATGTATCACAACCTCTTATTAGTCCTGGCGATGAAGGTTATGGTCCTACAAATATTAATAATAATGGTAAAACAATAAAAAGTTTTCTTCCTACAGATGGAACAACATATAATCCAACTGAAAAATATAATAATGAAAGAGGATTAAATAATATAGCATTAACAGAAGGTAATCAAAATTATCCAGAAAGAGAAAAAGAAAAATTATTATCTGAAAATAAAAGAAAAAGAAAAATATTAGATAATGCTTTAGAAAAGGCAAAAGAAAAGCAACAACAAATAGGAGGTCTTCGTAAAATATGTGAAAAGATAGCAAATAATAATCTTAATACTGTTTTATGTAGTAATACAAAAGATACTGCTATCTTATCATTAATTGAAGAATTTGATAAGAAAATTATTGAAAATACAAATCAAAAATTTATATTAGAAAAATTCATTGAAAATCAATTAAAAACATATTTTGATTCTAATAAACAATTTTATTTTGAAGCAAAACAAATTCTACAAAAAAAACATTATTCTACTATGCTTTATACATTATATGAAATATGCTATAATATTAAAAAAAGTAAAAAAGATATTGATGTTGTTAAATTTAATTCAAATGAATACAATGCGTTATTTGATGAATTTGAAGAATTAATTAGAGAAAGTAATTATGATTTTTATTCTGAAGCAAATAAAATATTTCCTTCTAGAAAAAATATTTCTATAAAATTCTTTGAAAATTCTATCTATTTTTATACAAATTCAAATTCATTTGAAAATACATATATTTATATTGATAATAAATTTGAAAGTGAATCGTATGATTATAATGAAGAGTTATATTTTATAAATGATAAAATATTGTATTTATTTTTTATTCTATCAACATATTTTGAAAATGAAAAATCATTTACATCACTACCTATAGTAGAATCTCTAAATAAATATATTCGTACGCAAAAAAGAAATAAAAAACATTCTATTAAAAAATTATTAAAACAAAAATTAGATGGCTAATGAATTAAATCTTGCTTTAAAAGCAAAGTATGCTTTTTATTCAACTCTTATTTTTTTCTTAATCGCAAGTCCTGAAACATATAAAATAACACAACATTTTTTAGGATCTTTCTTTTTAATATCAACAAATGGATGCCCAAGTGTTCTAGGATTCTTTTTTCATACTATATTATTCTTTTTTGCTCTCTGGGGACTCATGTTATTTCCCCATGATGCTTAGAATAGTTCGAATCTTTTTCATATATTCTTCAGGATATATTAATCCCGGCATAATAATCATAGAAATATACATATGAGATATACTATATGCCATCTCATCATCATATCCTATATTCTTACATGTAGCATATAATGAACTTACTTGTAGTAATTGATCATAACTCCAACTAGAATCAGCATATGATATATTATAATCATAAAATACTCCATTCCGAAATACCTTCATTATGAATATTATTCTATATATACTATGTAATTTTGGCTTAAGTATTTCCTAATAAAAAGATAGTATGAACTGGAAACTTATTACGCTAGGAGTTGTTACGTTATGTCTTTTAGTATCTGTTGCCTATTATCTTAATAATAAGAGTGGATTTGTAAAATCTGGATTCCAAAATGGAGGTAATAATAAGAATGAATTTATTATGTATTATGCTGATTGGTGTGGTCATTGTAAAACAGCAATGCCAGAATTTGACAAAGCATCTAATAAACCTCTAGTTGTGAATGGTATTCCTGTTACATTTGCAAAATATGAATCAACAAAGGATGCTGATAAACTAAAAGGAGTAAATGTGAAAGGGTTCCCTACATTTATTCTCACTACGGCAAATGGTAAAACTGCTGAATACAAAGGAACTCGCACTGCAGATGAAATGCTTGCCTTTATTAATAAAGAATTAGGTGGAAATGATATTCAAAATCAATAAATTTAACTAACAGAATATCGTCTTTTTGGTTTTTCTGAAAATTGATATAGATTAAAATAATTTTCTAATGATTTTCTGCCTTGAGAAATTAAATATTCTTTTTCTTCTTTATTAATACTAAAATTCATCATTGTATAATGCCCACATGGTATAACAACTGTTTTTTCTTTCATTAAAGATAATACTTTTGTTTTTTTTGATATGTATATACAAGCATATATTTGATGAAAAAAATCTAAAATATTTGGTATTGTTTCAACTACAATATGATCTTCACTAAATGTAAATCCTAATGTATCATTCAGTTCATTTTCACTTAATAAATCGATTGGATAATTATTCATAACTCCTCCATCTACATATGTATTTACACCATCAATACATGGTATAAAATATCCGGGAATACACATTGAACTTAATATTCCAAATGTTACTTTTGTAGTTGGTGTTTTTTTATAAGAAAATTCTTGTAAAGAACATTTATTAATATTTGTTGCTAGAAAACGGATATTGAATTTTGTTTTTTCAAATAATTCTATATAAGTAATATCTTTTGAATATCCTTTATTTTTTAATAAACTATCTAAAAGTTTTTCTATATTTTGTTTATTATCTACACCATATGTTTCAATAAATTCTAATATAAGATCTGGTTCTACATTTATTAATAATGTAAAATCAAATGATATAGCAAATTCATATAATTCTTTTGGAGTATATCCTATTGAAAAAGCAAATCCAAAAAGAGCACCACAACTTACTCCCAAAATTTCTATAATATTTTTTAAAAATCCTCTTTTTTCTAATTCTAAAAATACTCCTATATAACTTATTCCACGAATACCTCCTCCACTTAATACCAAACGTAATGGAGGTATTGGTTTTGTCATTACATTATGCTTTTACAATAAATTGTTTCTTTGCCCGTGATACTAGATTATTTTCTTCTTTAAATTGATTAATATTAAAAGCACTTCTATCTTGAATATTTGTATCAATTGGATATTTTTGTTCTAATTGCTCAAAAATATAATGATGCGTCCCTGTTCCTGGTGGTGGTGATGGACCATTATAAGAAAATATCGTATCTCCTTTTGTTATATCTCCATTTGGAATATTAATTACTAAATAATGAAGCCATGAAGGTTTTATAGAATCGGGATCATACATTACTAATGTAGAATTCTTTAAAGGAACTAATGATATAGTAGGTTGGTGTGATGTGTTTGGTGAGGTCATTATATTATCATTCACAAATAAAGAATCATATTGAATTACCATATTATTTCCACCCTTTTTTTTATATTTTTTTGTTTTTATTCTTTTTGATTTTATTTTATTTTTCATCTATTATAATAAATATTTTTGTATTGTAACTAGTAAAACAGATATAAATCCTATACTTGATGCTCCATCTATTATACTTATTTTATCATTCTTATATTTATCTATAAATACAGCACTTGATACTAATAGAAGAACAATTATTAAGGCAATATCTGTATATTCTACTAATGATGAAGTACTATTTATTAGTATAGCAAAACCAGAAAATAATGATACTAGTATAATACTTATAGATGATACATCACCCGAGATACCATCGTTTCTAATAAAGTCTAAACTATGGTTTTCAAAATCTTCTGGAATACTATATAAATATCTGGTAGTTGCTAAATATCCTAAGAATGTTGTTAAAACCATAAAAATTAATGATATTCCTGTTATATATTTTCCAGAACCATTTAATATTCCTCTATCAAATATTAAAGCAAGAGCATTCTCTATATTATCATTCTTAAAATCAATATAATATAAACATGCCAAACATACTCCTAAAGTTAAAATTATAGAAATAATAATACTATAATACATTGATTTATCAATATCACTACTATTTTTAGATTCTTCAGTAAATTTTATTAAAGCATCGTGGCCTGCTAAAACAAAGAAAAAGAATAGAAATGATTCTTTAATATTAATATTTTTATTTAAAAATGAAACTGGTTGAAATCCTTCAGTAAAAAATTCTCTTGTTCCAATAAATGTTATAACTGATAGAAGTAAAACAATTCCACAAGAAAAAATATTTATAATTTTTTTATTAAACTCTAAATTACGAAAAGCAGAAAGAGTCATCAATCCAAGTAAAGCCATCGCAAAAGATATTTGATACAAATTACTTTTTTCTGGAAATAAGAGTTTTGAACAAAATACTAAAATCGTAGCAATCGCAAATATATTATAAAATAATATTGAAAATATTGAAATATTTTTACCAATAGAACCAAATATAGATTCTATAATCTTTGTTTCAGATATATTGCTATTATATTTTTGACGAGCATAGGAATATGAATAAGCAGATCCTAGAAATAAAGCACCCGATCCTCCCAATGTTAAAATACTTTTAGCACCTCCTTCCATGAAAGCATTTCCTATTAAATTAAATCCTCCAGATCCTAATATACTTGTTATACCGAATAATATTAGATCGGAGATACTAAGTGTTTTTGTAAGCATTACCTAATTAGATGGGTGATAATCAACCTCCAAAGTTACAACCACAACATTTATTTGAAAAAAGAGAAAAAAGAGATAAAGCAAGATTACGAGCATATAACCAATTACTAGAACAAATTCAACATCGTATTTATACTACTTCGCAACTCCCTGGTAATCCTTCTTATTTAGTGTATAATGTTCCCCCATTTATTCTTGGTCTTCCTTCAATGGATATGAAAGATTGTATTGTATATTTAGTATTTCAGTTGAGAAATAATGGATTTGAAGTAAGATTTACATATCCCAATCTATTATATATTTCTTGGAGTTCTTATGAAAAAGAATATTTTATGAAAAAGAATCCTATTGTTCAAGCTATGATTCCTCCTAAACCAGAAAATGTCAGTAAAAAAGGTTCTAAACAACCAAAAGTTATTGAACAAGATATTCAACGACAAATACAAAATCCTTACACTGATGCTATTACTGTAGCACCAGTGCGATCGGCTAATGATTATACTCCTCCCAATTCATTCTTAGATACTTTACAAAGACCTTTACCAAATCAAAGTAGTAGTGTAAAAGGTGCTGGGAATGTTGTAGCGGATTTATGGAATTTTATTTAATACCATTGTGATAAAGGATATGTTGGTGCAAACATACGTTCTAAGCCATCAGTCCATTTATAATAATCCCATTTTGAAGTACGTGTGCTCTTTTGTGTGTCATAAAAAGGATCACTATCATTTAATAAATCCTTTGCTGCTTGAGGAACAACAGTTATATTCTCTCCATTTCCAGAAACATCTGTTATAGATGCAGTAGCATCTTCTAAATCATCTTCATATTCAATCTTTTCATTTTTTTTTCTTGTCCCTACAATTGTATAAACATTTGTATCTTTATCATGATTAATATTAGGAACTTCACCTTTAGCATCATAAATTTTTTTAATTAATTTATAAGCATCATCCGCATCATATGTTTTTAAATCATTTGTATTTTTTGGATGATATGTTTGTAGAATCTTTCGTTCTTTTTCTTCAATATCATCCATATTTGGAGGTTGTAGATTTGATTCAGATGAATTTCTATAAATTAATTCATTTTGTGATAAGTCAATTGGCATAAATGATTCTGTATATTGTTTTAATCCTTTTGTAAAATGCGATGATGACCCTGGCTGTGTTGTCCAATCCATAGGATATTGTGACATTAATTTATTTCGTAGATCCTTTGTTATTTCTCTATCATTTTCATTTTCAAAAACCATATTATATTCATAATCATCAACTGATTCTATTGGTTTATTTGTATAAGGAGCAGTTTGAGTATCTAATATTACATCATTCTCTTCTATGATTGTATCAGGTGGTTTTACATCATTTTGAAAATATTCATTTAGATATGAGCGACTTGATAAATAATAAAATAGATATAAAAATGAAAGAGCAATCAATATTACTAAACCGGAAGGTTTTCCTTTTACAAAAATATATACAAGATAAATTGCTATCAAACCAACCGTCATACGAAAACAAAAATTTATTGTTGTTGTAAAAATATTTGAAAAATTATTATCCATTCTTACCTGTTATGAAAATAGAAGATAATATTAGATGACAAGAAAACATCTTAAAATGGGAAAAATTTCTCTTCCTAAAGATGTTCGTTCTAAAAATGATGTCCCGGCATTTGAAAAACTGTTAGAAAAAGGTCCAATTACACTTGTTCTAGTATATGCGGATTGGTGTGGTCATTGTGATAATTATAAGAAAAATGTTTGGTCTCCTTTACAAAAGATGAAAAATCGCACTGCCAATATGGCTAGCGTTCATTATGATCAATTAGAAAATACATCATTGGCAAATTCAAAGATTGATGGATATCCCAGTTTATTAATGGTAGGTAATGATAAAAAACCTGCTACGTTTGATGGTGATATGGGTGAAACAAATGCGATGCCTAACGCAAATAATATGGAAACTATGAAAAAAGTTGTAAGTGCTCCAAAATCAGTAGTAAATAATACAGTTTCATCATTAAATACTAATGATTTTAGAACACCTATGAAATCTGTATCAAATTCTCCTCTTTCACCTTTAGTATCTCCATCAAATATTCCAACAAGTGTTTCTCCGGTTATGAGCGTAACACAAAAAAATGTATCAAATTTAAATGTATCAAATATATCTCCAGAATCAAATGTATCTAATTTAAATGTATCAAATATATCACCAGAATCAAATGTATCTAATTTAAATGTATCATTACCACCAAATATTGAATCTGATGTAGTAAATTCTACAAATAAAGCAGTTAATCTTAATAAAAAAAATAAACAAGGGACAACACCTCTTCTTGAAGGTGGTGGTCTATATAAACAGTTATCATATAAAAAAAATAAGAAAAATCGCCAAACTAGAAGACGTAAATCTAGTAAATACTCACGCAAAAATTAAAAAAATTGGATCACTTTATTAATAAGGATAAGTATTCAAAATGGTATCATTTCATATCTTAGATTGCTACTCACAAGATAGTGAAATTACAAAAGAAACAGAATATGAAAAAGAGATTAAATATATCCCAAATTATGAAAATGAAGATGTGGAGGAGCATGATGAATCTAAAAAACATAAAAAAAAATACGAATACGTCATTCATTTGTTTGGAACAACCAATGAAGGAAAATCAATTCGTGTTTCAGTATCTGGATTTAAACCATATTTCTATATAGAACTTCCCGATAATTTAAAATATACATATACTTATTTTGTCGATATTCTAGAACAGAATACTAAGCATATTCAAAATATTACTAAAGAATATGTTAAAAAAGAAAAATTATATGGATATACTAATAAAATACAATTTCCATTTGTAAAACTATCAGTACCCTCACTTACTTCATTTTATAAACTAAAAAAAATATTCTTAGATCAAAAAAATAATCCAATATTCAAATTTAATGATAAGTTTCTAAAAGTATATGAAGCAAATCTTGATCCAATGCTTCGATTCTTTCATATACAAAATCTGAATCCATGTGGATGGGCTACAATCGATGTAGATTATGAAGAATCAATTGATATTGATTATGAAGATATTCATCCACTATCAAATCCTACTATCGCAGTAGCACCATTCATATTTGGTTTTTGGGATATAGAATGTTTTAGTGCTTCTGGTGATTTTCCTCTTAGTAAAAAGAATTATTCAAAAGTTAGTAAGCAATTGTATAATAAAGCAAACAACTATAATGAATTTAAACAATATTTTATTGAAGCCATCTTAAATCCAAATACACCCCCAACAGATATTCATGGAATCTTTCTAAAAAAGGATATTCCTTCGATTACAACACTAGAAAAATATTTATCAGAACCAAAAATTGTGAAAGCAATTGAAAATGTATTTGAATCTAAACAAACGAATAATGATGATGGTGATGGATTATTCAAAATTCTAAATAGTTTAAATAAACATATTCCTATTGCGGGTGATCCTATTATTCAAATTGGTATTGTCTTTTCAAATGGTAATATATTAGGTGATAAACATATATTTGTATTAAATGGTTCAGATCCTATTGCAGATGTTATTGTTCATAATTGTAAAACAGAAAAAGAAATGATCTTACAATTTCTAAAACTTCTTAATCAAGTGAATCCAGATGTTCTTTTGGGATACAATGTATTTGGGTTTGATGAAAAATATCTTTTCCATCGGATGGAAGAACTTGGTATTTCAAAATGTGATTCTCTTCTTTCACTAAATCGTCTCTCAGATGTTCTTGAATATAATGATGATAAACCATATGTAACTTTACAAGAAAAATTTCTATCATCCTCTGCTCTAGGTGATAATAATCTATATATATTAACAACTACTGGACGTCTTCATATTGATTTATATTTCTATATAAAAAGAATTGAGAATCTTGCTTCTTATAAGTTAGATGATGTATGTAGTCATTATATGAGTGGAAAACTCAAAAGTGTTGATATACGTAATAATAATCAATGGTTTATTGAAACAAAAGGAAATAATAGTGATGGAGAAGTTGGTAAATATATAGTTCTTCTTGATGAAATTGGAGATATAATTGTGGATAAATCTAAAATTATTGAGGTTATAGATGGAAAAGGATTTATGATTGAAGCACCAGAAACTATAATGGGTGATTTAGAAACTATTGAAAAATGGGCTATTGTTAAAGATGATGTATCACCAGCAGAAATCTTTAGACTTCACGAGAAAGGTGGATCTTCTGGTAGATCTACTGTAGCAAAATATTGTATTCAAGATTGTATTCTTGTATATCAATTATTTAATAAATTAGATGTATTTAATAATGCGATGGCCATGGCAAATACATGTTCTGTTCCTATTAGTTATATATTCACACGAGGACAAGGAATTAAATGTGAAAGTTTGATTTTCAAAGAATGTAATATGAGAAATCAATTGATTGAAGTATTAGTATCTCCATTACAGAAAGAAGATGATGATTATATAGATGAATCATATGAAGGTGCTATTGTATTGATTCCAGAGCCAAAATTTTATGCGGATTCTCCAGTAGGTGTATCTGATTTTGCTTCTCTATATCCTTCAACTATTATTTCTGAAAATATTTCATATGATACTCTTCTATGGTCAAAAGATTTTGATATACATTATAAGTTTATTCAATATTCATTTGGTTCTAAAAATGCTGAACAATATTTGAATCCAGATGTACAATTCACAGATATTGAATTTGATATTTGGGCTCCAGATCCAAATGATACTAGAAAAAATCCTGAAAAAATAAAGATTGGTATTCGTATTTGTAGATACTGCCAACAACCAGATGATACAAAAGGAAGTCTTCCAGATATTCTTACAAAACTTCTAGCAGCAAGAAAATCAAAAAGAAAAGAAGCAGAAAAAGAATCTGATCCTTTTAAAAAGGCTTTATTGGATGCTGAACAACTTGCTTACAAACTAACCGCAAATTCTCTTTATGGACAACTTGGTTCTCCTACTTTCAAAGTAAGACTACAACATCTAGCAGCATCAACCACCGCATATGCTAGAAAACAAATTATGTTTGCTAAAGATGCGATTGAAGCCTTTTATGGCCCTGGAGCAAATGATCCTAGATGTAGTGTTATGACGGTATATGGGGACACGGACTCCCTCTTTATCAACTTTAACATTATAAATCCAGAAACTGGTGAAAAATATGTAGGAAAAAAAGCAATTGAAGAAACAATGAAACTAACAGAAGAGGCTGGTAAATTTGTAACACGATGTTTAAAGAAACCACATGATTTTGAATATGATAAAGTATTTTATCCATTTATTATCTTTAGTAAGAAACGATATGTAGGAAATAAATTTGAAGAATCAGCAGAACATTATAAACAAACATCGATGGGTATTGCTACAAAACGTCGTGATTATGCGGCAATTGTAAAAAATGTATATGGTGGAGCAATTAAAATTCTATTAAATGAAAAAGATATTATTAAGGCATATAATTTTGTAATAAAGATATGTAATGATTTAGTGAATGGTAAAATAAGTAATCACCAATTGACATTAACAAAATCATTACGATCAGAATATAAATCTGTTACACCACCTGCCCATAAAATTTTAGCAGATCGTATTGCTTTACGAGATCCTGGTAATGCTCCATGTTCTGGAGAAAGAATGGAATTTATGTATATTATACCTAAAAATATTAATACTAAACTTCAAGGAGATCGTATTGAAACTCCATCATATATTAAAGAAAAATCTTTAAAGATTGACTATAAATATTATATTCAACATCAAATATATAATCCTATTGTTCAATTATTTGGACTATTTGTAGAACAACTTCCCGGATATATTAAGTCATCAAAAATTATGACTTCCAATGAAAAAGAATCTTTAGCAGGTAATTTACTATTTAATGAGATATATGCGAAATGTGATAAACAGAATACAATTACTAATTATTTTACTAAGACAATTAAAGATAATGAAGTAAAAACTAGATCTAATACTAAAAATATGGTATCTACTATATCTACAGATAGACAAACCATATTACATTTTCAAAAAATGAATAAATATGCTATTCTAGAAATGAAAGAAAAAGAAAAAGAAAAAGAAAAAGAGAAAGAGAAATCTAAAGTAAAAGAAATAAAAAATAAAAGTAAAAATACAGTATGAATATATTAAAAGTTGCTGAAACAATTGATAATTTTTTACATAAATGTAATACAAATTATACAAATTCTTTAGTTAGAAAAAATCATATATATATTGAAGATAAAAATGAATATTATGATACTATCATTAAATTTGTTAAAAAATATCCAATATTTGATACAATAAAAGTTGTACAATTACATCCTTCCGCAGAAAATGGATATCCTCATACTAGACCTAATAATATTATATGTATCCCATCAAATGCTAGATTTTTATCTTTACAAACAACTCTATTTCATGAAGCAATTCATATACATCAAAGAAATAATAGAACAATTTGGTTAGAATTTCTAGAAAAAGAAAAATGGATCCCTATTGATACAAATAAAATTCCTGAAAGATGGAGAGATAAATGTCGTTTAAATCCTGATACAATTATGGATCAGTTTTTTTGTTTTGAAAATCGTTATATTCCTCTTCCTATTTTTACTAAAGAAAATAATCCACAATTTGGAGATATTAAAGTAATGTTTTATGATTTAAATACTGGTATTTTAGAACATAATCCTCCAGATTCTTTTGTAAGAAAATATGGAAGTAACCGACAATCAGAACACCCATATGAAATTTATGCGGTTCAAATAGAAAATTCTATTCAAAGTAATAATGATATATTATCTTTTTTAGAAAATAGATGGAACAAATAAATTTAGATGAATTTGGAATTATTAAAGATAATACTAACTCTTCTATCTTATTTATTCCATATGAAAATATATTAGGAAATATTATAGATTTTCATAAAAAAGTAAGATGTAAAATTATTTATTCTCATTATAGTAAGGAATTGGTAGGAGGATATGGTATAATTAATTTTGGAAAACGAATTGAAAAAGATTCTATTGTAGAATGTACTATTAAAAGATCTATAGATATTTCATTTAATGTTTTAAATGAAGCAATTATACAACATAAATCATATAATATTCTTAAAGATTATAATTTAGAATATATGATTTCAAAAGTATTTGATATTTATAAGAAAAATGATAATATATATTTTTCAATGCTAACTATTAAAGGAGATTATTTACATGCCTTTTTAGTAAAATCTAGTAATTCTGAAAAAGATTTTATATATTGTTTTCTTCAAATTAGTTTAGCACTCTATATTTTAGAAAAACATATTATATTAGAACATCGAGACTTACGTTTTGCTAATATATTTGTTGTTAAAGAACCTAAACATATTCAATTTACATTAGATGATACTTTATACTCATTTCATAGTAATTTTCATATTTGTATTTTAGATTTTGGATTTGCTTGTTTAGGAACAAAACCTCCAGAATTATATGCTTCTGAAGAATTATTTAACAAAAATGAACGATGTTTTAAACCTGGTAGAGATATTTTTCAATTATTAATTTCTTTATTAAGTTTAGAATCTATTAAAAAAAAATTTAATAATATATTTTATAAT